TTGAAAGATGCCAAGCGCATCACGAAGGGCCCCACGCGGGGGCCCTTGCTGATGTTCTTATTATCCTGGGTATTCGTCCCGCCATGCTGGATCAGCATCTACAAGCTGACCGTATTGCGTGATCTCTCTAGCATATGTATCGCCAAGCTCGAACCCGCCACCATGCATATGCGGGGATGTTGCCGCAACAAACCATCTAGCATATGGATCGTTTTGTTCTGCGCTAGAATGTTTGTAGGTCTTGAGCACCCGCCACTCCCAGCCCTGGGAGTTCTTGTAAACTGCGTATGGTGTTTCTTTTGTTCTTGCTTTTCCGAATGTTGTTCTTGGCATTATAGCCTCCTATTAGTTGAAATTTATAGTGTCCCGATCATATCAGATTGTGACCGGAACACAAGTTTTTAGTTATGCAAGCTTGTCAAACTCTTCGATCAGCTGATCGTACATCTTAGATGCTTCGTCGCGACGATCTGCCATCAGCATCATCATCATGAACTCGAGCTTAAACTTTAAGCGATTGCCGGTGGATTGCTCCGGCTTTTCGTCTCCGACTTTGCCAACGACGATGGTGTTTCCATCCTTGTCTTTTGTAAATCGATCCTTATCGTCTAATCCGTATGTTTCTTGCATATTCTATTCTCCTAGTTGAATGATGGGAAAGTCCATCTCGATGGCCCCCGTTTGGGGGGCCATGCAGATAAACTCTATATCCAAGTAAACTTATTGACCTTGGACTCTTTGGCATACTGTTGCCAAACTGTGGGTCGGTTCTCTTTCCACCATGTGAGGTTGGGGGCCAGTGTCCGGTATGTAGTGACATAGTGAGCATAACCTTGCTCGATTGCTTCTATGCGTAGCTCATTGCGCTGTTTAGTCAGCTTGGCAATCTTTGCTTCGATCTTTGCTATCTTGTCTTGATATTCCATTTGAATGTTTCCTTAATTGAAATGGTCGCTTGATTGCTTCCATAACTTGTTATGGGGCCTATGATTTAATAAGTCAACAACTAAAACACAATTAATTGCAAGTTATTTAAATTAATTTACCCAATATCTGGGTCGGATCGTGCATATCTGGGCCGGATCGCTTGCCCCCTTGGCATTGGGCGGGGGTAACTGGGTCGGATCGACCTCAATATTGCCCTCTAGGCGAAGGGGGCCCCCCTATATTTGGGGGGTGCATCGCGCTCCACGGCAGCTATTTAGTTGGTGTGGTAAATTTATTCGGGCATAATTTCATTAGCACTTGTACCCAGCACACAAGCACCTTGGGCCGAGAAAAATCATGGGTGTAATTTCATTCGAGAATGTTGTATAGAGGTTCTTGAACCTTGGAGCTTTATTAATGTCTACATTTAGGGAACGTTTAGGTCAGTCGGAAAGCGGCGGTAATTATGGTGCTCGTAATTCTGAAGGTTTCTCTGGTAAATACCAGTTCGGACCGGATCGTTTATCAGATTTCATGTCTTCAACGGGCAAGAAGTTCTCGATGTCCCAGTTCCAGACTAATCCTGCGTTACAAGAGGAAGTTCAAGCTTGGCATGAGGACGATATATTAACGTTTGTTGCTGATCAGGGGCTTGATAAGTTCATTGGTCAACAGGTTGGCGGGGTTGTTTTGTCTCCGGAGTCTATGTTGGCGATGGCACATTTAGGTGGCAAGTCTGGAATGAAGAAGTTCATTGAGACTGACGGGGAATATAACCCGTCTGATTCCAATGGCACACGGTTATCGGACTATGCGACTAGGATTCCTGCGGACAAGGACGGTAATTTGCAGCAGATGGCTCGAGACAGTATGAAGTTGACTCCACAGGTTGCGGAGAAAGATTCTGGATTAATGGCAGCGGCTCGAAAGCTTTTAAGCGGGGGCAACGCTCCTCGGCCCAAGGGTCTTACACCTCCGGGCACGTTTCGGCGTGGCGGGAAGATGAGTCCTTTGAGTAAGGGTATTCCTACAGCTTTACCGAATGCGGACATGATACAGAGATATTCTACACCAGGCGGCATTGGGAGCTTGAAATGAGTTACGATCTTATTGGTAGGGTTATGACTTTGGTTTTAGAAGACACTTATTATGAGGATCGAACGATTGGCGGGGCTCGAAACGCAATACTATCAGCGTTAGACCATGATCGTTGTTTTGTTCATTGGTTAAATGGTGAGGTTGTTGGTTATTGTACTTGGGGGTTCTTCACTCGCGAGGAGATTGACACCGATACATGGGACGGGGACGAGGTTTTCACTCGCAAGGAAGGTATATTGTTCTTTCCGAAGTTCCAATGTAGGGCGGGTCGAAAGCAGGTTATTAGATTTATACGAGACATTCAGACGTTTTTGTGTGATAATTACCCAGAAATCAAAACTGCGGAGGGTTTACGATTGTATCCGGACGGTAGTAAGCGTGACGAGAAATGGCATAGGAAAGCAGCATGAGACATTTATTTGGGCCATTACGGCATCTAAACCCAGTAGTTTTTGACAGTGAAGGTGGCGGCGGCGGTGGCGGCAACAATGATAACAAGTCTTCGAAGAAAAAAGCCACAGGCAATTTAGCCAAAGGCGCTCCTACAAAGCAACTTGGTTCTGTTTCAAAACACGGTACATATGCAGGCGATGGATTCTCATGGGTTTCTCACGGTACAAACGAGAACGGCAGCGAGATGCTTACTCGTACATACACTGGCGCGAACAAAGATGCAGGGTTAGGGCAGGCTGTTTCTGTTGCAGGCAACGATGGCAATAATAATAACAAAGCTAAGATTGCAGAAATCTCTATGAAAGAGGGCAGTCCCTATGCTGCTTCCAAGTCTTCGGCTACTGACGGGGATTTTCTTGAGTTTATCAAATCCGGCTTTAAAAGTTTTGGTGCGAGCGATTCGTATGCAGCACAGGTAGGCAATACCAACTACACTCCTAAACCCAACTATGGTTTCACGGGTGGATCTGACGATTCTGGTTCTTTTAACGATGCGTTTGCAGCGGCCCGAGCGGCGGGTGGAGGCGACAAAACATTTGATTATCGCGGTAAGAGTTACACTACGGACTTGGCTCCCGAAACCAGTCCACGTCCGCAACTTCGTCCAGAACCAACGTTAGATTTCAACGCGAAGCTTGAAGCAGCGGGTATGGCAGACGTTAGCCCGTTAGATTTATTGGCGGCTCCTGCACCTAGTGACATGATTCAGCCTGATGCTGGAGCGGTTCAAGATTATTTTACTACTGGCGCGGGGTCACCGGGCTTTGTATCTCCGGTAGATTACACGAAGACTGCAAGCGGCAGTCCTTTTGCAGCGGCGGCACAGTTAGATTTCGCGGATCGCGGCAATACATTCAGCGATAACGAGCGTGTTACAGACAATATAGGTGGGATAGGCGGTTTACCTGGTTACGAAGACACGGTGATGAACTTCCAGAACCGCGTTTCTACTCCTAGTGAACTTGAGGCTCAGTTGGCTGCGCTTGACGAAGGTGGGGTTCAGACTGCTCAGAACGCTACAAGTTACGCGGACTACACTCAACAAGACTTTTTAAGAGATGCTAACTTACCGAACACCGGTCCTCCGAGCATGGGGTTCCCTAGTGCGTTACAGACAAAGATTATGGAGAATGACCGTTTACGGGCCGAATCGGAAGCAGAATACGCAGCCAGTGAGGGCACTGGCATTGGCGGTCTTACTACAGCAGGTATAATGCAAGCGGGAGAACTGGTTACCCGTGGTCTTGAAAAAGGTATAGATTATTTTGATCCGGCGGATCAGTATATGTTTGGCGATGCATTAAGTGGCGTTCCACAATTAGATTCTAGCGGGAATGTTATTTCTGAGATTGACCCTGGTTTTGCTAGAGCTTTGGGTGCAGATCCAAATCGGCGGGGCATGGTTGCGGGAACAGACAATCAGGTAGCTAACACTATCGGAGGTTTTGCGGATACAATCCAAGCAAGCAAAGAACAGCGTCTTGAGGATATTAAAGACACCACATTTGGTCAGGCGAAGGACCGAGACATCTTTGGAACTGGGTCCTTTGGTCCCGATCCAATGGCTCTCTTCTCTGAAATCGTGTACGGCGCTCCTACTACAGCGGCTATCGTCGGGACTTCTATGCTTAACCCTCTTGCAGGTGCGGGTCTTGGTGCAACGATGACCACAGGGGAACTTGTTACTGAGATTGAAAACAGGATGGATTCGAGGATCGCTAACGGAGAATTTGGTCCTATTAGCAACGATCAAGCGGCTCAGTTGAAAAATGATTATGTCCAGAAGATCACGCCTTACGCGGCTGGTATGGGTATAGTTGAAGGTTTAACCTTTGGGTTGATGAATAAAATACCGGGCAAAACAAAATATACGGCTCCTTTCTTAGAAGGGTTTGCAAGTGAAGGATTCTTAGAACCCACTCTTGCTGAATCCGTTATACAAAGTGACGGACAAAACATAGATGAAATTTATCCTGTGTTTGATGAGGAAGGTGCAGCCGTAGGTACGGCTCTTGGTGGAGCGGGGGCTGTTATGGCTTCGCCTCCAGGATTTAATCCCAATGCGGTTAAATCTGTTAACACCGATGGCTCAAATAACTCTGGGATTGCATCAGATGGCACGGTTACTGGACCAGATGGCGGACCGATGGTGGACCCGTCTGGAAATACTTTGTACGGTTCAATCTTAAATCCAGATCTAAGTCCTACTGCAGGAAACATAGCGGATTCATCTGTTACTACTTCATATGACAACGTGTTTGACGCCATAGATGGTAAGTCATATGATCTTTCCGGATTTGCTCAAGGACCTATGGTAACGCCTCGAGCGGATAACAACACGCAAGTTACAGATCAAACTACTATGATGGAGGAGGAAGCACGGCTGAAGTCTATGAGTGACGGTTCAGCGTTGCTATCTGAGATGATCTTGAATGATGCTTCTCTCGAGCAGTCTGCAACAACAGGTAACGTTGTTGAGTTAGCCTCTAAACTAGAGCTTCCAATGCAAGATGCAGTTGAGGTTGCTACAGAGGTATCTGAAAGAGCAGCCCGTGAAAAAGCGGATATGCTTGGTTTAATAGCTGGGGACGAAGTTTCTAAGTCTGGAAGCATAAACGAGGACACTCTTTCCGAAATCAACTCGATGTTGTCGGAAGAAATGGCAGCGGACGTTATTGAACAAGCCAATGCTGGTGAAAGTCTTAACGGTCAGACGGCCCTCGATCTTTTCCTAGAGAATGACATTAACACTGCCACGGCTAAACGTCAGGAAGCGGAAGCAGCAGCGCGTGAAACAGCAAACGCCAACCTTCTTTCGTCCATGAGTGGCATTGAACTTGCTCCTATGGCCCCCGAGGTAAACACTGGCCCTCCTTCGGTCTTATCAGCGGATCCAGTTAAGACGTTCACAACGGCTAAAGGCTCTACTTATGACGCATTTGGGGACGGCACTACGGTCAGAGATCGAGCGGAGCGCACTAGGTTTGGTCAGCCAGACGGGGAAATTTCAGGTGTACAGCCTCGTAGCCAGCAAACTATCTTTATGAACAATGACGCGGTAATGGAAATTGGTGGTCTTTTTCAAAACACCGAGGTTCCTACCGAACTGGTTGTAGGAGACGGTACAGCTAAGTTAGTTTTGAGAGAAGATGTTGGACCTAGAAAAGCTGGGGATGACTACAGTCAAACGGTTACGTTTAGTACAGAGCCTGAAGTTGGATTTCAGCCTGTTGAAATTTATGATACGACCAACGAAAATGAGCGGAATGTACACTTCGGAAGCAAAATTACCGAAGTATCCACTGTTGGCGCGAACCAAGGACCTCCTTCGGTCTTATCCGAGGTTTCTGATCAGCAGGCTCAAGAAAACTACGCCGCTATACAGGCTCAAGAACAGTCGTATACCCAGACTTTAGCGGAAACTGGGGATGCAATAGCAGCGGAAGCAGCGGGGAACGCAGCATATGAAAACGCTGTGGCTCCAAAACTTAACACTCCTGAGATTGACGGGTCTGTGACTGTAGATAATGTTGTTCCTATCAATGATTCAGTTCTATCAGACTCGGCTGCGTATTTACGCAGCATTATCGGTGACCAAGCAAACCTTTCAGTTGACGGGAAGTCTCAACTTGGTGAAGGCACGGTAGTAGAAAACGATCTACAAACAATCTTTACGGAAGTTGAGGTTCCAGAAAGCACTTCTGTCGATACTCGTCGCCCTGACATGCTCGATGTGCAACCTGCGGCTACAACTGATGTAAACCTAGCAGGCACTGAGGTGGTAATTCCGAACAACACTGAGGTAGCTGACCCAACCGAGGGGATTACGATCAGTATCGAAGATGAGGTTCCGGGAATGAAGACGGTAGAAGAAGTTCCAAGACTTCTAACAGACGAAACTGTCAACAATGTTGCAGCAGAAGTTCCTGTGGAAACTGTTACGAACACCAACAGCCCGTTTGTTCCGTACAACACCGCCTATGTCCCTCCAGAGGATGACAACGATAATCCTGTAACTCCAACGTTTACTGAAACAGATGACGGGGTAACAGTTGGTCTACCTGTAGACACGGGTGGTGGCACTGTAGCTCCTGCTCTTGGCGTAAATGTTGCGGGTAATCCTGTTATGGAATGTCCAGAAGGGTACGAGCTTGTGGATGCACCTAACGGTCCTACTTGTGTTAAGATCGAGGAGTCCTACCGATTACGGGCGGGTGCAGGTACTAGACCATATACAGGACAGACTATACGCCCTGGGGACACGGGCCCCGGACAACGAAGACAACAATATGATAGAAGGACCTATACGGCGGCTACATCTAGATGAACTTACAAGCACTACCAGAAGAAGCGTTAAAAGAAATCTTGGCCTTAACCGAGGCCAAGAAACGCATGGACTTGAGGGAAAAGGCTCACGAAAGCTTCATGCCCTTTGTCCATCATGTGTATGATAATTTCATCGAGGGCCGTCATCACCGGATTATTGCCGAAAAACTTGAACGTGTTGCGCGAGGAGAACTCAAGAGATTGATTATCAACATGCCTCCGCGTCATTCGAAGTCTGAGTTTGCATCCTACTTGATGCCTGCTTGGTTTCTAGGTAGAAATCCTAAATTAAAAATCATCCAAGCCACACACAACACTGAGTTGGCGGTGAGATTTGGACGTAAAGTGAGGGATTTAATCGATGACCCAGAGTACAAAACTATTTTTCCGAATACAAACCTTAAAGAAGACAATAAAGGCGCGGGCACTTGGGGCACTGACTTGGGTGCTGAGTACTTTGCGGCGGGTGTTGGCGCTGCCATTACGGGTCGTGGTGCGGATTTACTCGTCATTGATGACCCGCATTCGGAACAAGATGCGTTAAGCTCTACTGCATTCGACCATGCATACGAATGGTACACCTCTGGACCTAGACAACGTCTACAGCCGGGCGGCGCTATCATAATTGTTATGACCCGTTGGGGTAAAAAAGATTTAACAGGCAGATTACTGGCCCAACAGGGCAGCGATATCATGTCGGATCAGTGGGAAGTTGTGGAATTTCCTGCAATTATGCCTAGTGACGAGCCGTTGTGGCCTGAGTTCTGGGCAAAAGACGCTTTGCTGTCGATTAAAGCTTCGTTGCCTGTTGGGAAATGGAACGCTCAGTGGCAGCAGAACCCCACGGGATCTGAATCTGCTATTATTAAGCGAGAGTGGTGGAACCGTTGGGAAGAGGAAAAGATTCCTCGATTGGATTATGTACTGCAGTCTTACGATACAGCGTTCTCCAAAAAAGAATCCGCCGACTATTCTGCAATTACTACTTGGGGTGTGTTCAAACCAGAAGAAGGTGGCCCAGATCACATTATTCTGTTAGACGCACAAAGAGGACGATGGAATTTTCCAGAGTTAAAAGAACAGGCTTTCGAAGAATACGAATACTGGGAGCCGGACATGGTTCTGATCGAGGCTAAAGCTACAGGTACGCCTTTGATTCAAGAGCTAAGACTTAAAGGCATCCCCGCACTGGGTTTCTCCCCAGGTAAAGGGAATGATAAAATTAGCCGGATGCATATGGTAGCTCCTATGTTTGAATCAGGAATGGTATGGGCTCCGGACGATAAGAAATTTGCAGAAGAAGTCATTGAGGAAGTAGTTTCATTTCCCAATGGTGACAATGATGATTTTTGTGATAGTATGACACTAGCACTAATGCGTTTTCGACAAGGCGGGTTTATTTCGTTAGACGGAGAAGACGATGGGGATGACTTCGTCCCTCGTAAACGGGAGTATTACTAATGGCCTTGCCACCACGCCCAATGGGCCCAGTTGATTCTGGAATTAGAATGGAAGATATGTTGCCTACACAAGCATCTGTTGATGTAGATGTAATGCAGCCAGAAGAATTTGAAGGCGGGGCCGAAGTTCTCGATGACGGTCAGGGTGGAGCTATTATCCAATCCTTGATGGAATCGATGGAAGGTGTTGAAGTTGACATCCCCTTAGAACATGACGCGAATTTAGCAGAAGAACTTGACGAAGGTTATCTAGGAGAACTATCGTCGGATCTTCGCGCCTCATACGAGGATGACTTGGAGTCTAGGTCTGAGTGGGAAGAAGCTTACACTAAAGGGTTGGATCAGCTTGGTATTAAGCAGATCGAGCGCACACAGCCGTTTCAAGGGGCCTCTGGAGTCACTCACCCGCTTATAGCGGAGAGTGTGACCCAATTCCAAGCACAAGCCTACAAGGAGCTCCTACCGTCTGGTGGCCCAGTTAAAACTCAAGTCTTAGGTCTACAAGATCAGGCTCGAGAAGATCAGGCTACTCGAGTTAAAAATTATATGAACTACCAGATCATGGAAGTCATGGAAGAATTTGACCCTGATATGGATCAACTTCTATTTTATTTACCGCTTTCGGGTTCATGTTTCAAAAAAGTTTACTACGATGAGGCCAAACAACGGGCTGTTTCTCAGTTTATTCCCGCACAAGATCTAGTTGTTCCCTATGCAGCATCGGACTTAGCTACCGCTTCTAGGGTTACCCACGTTCTTAAAATGGACGCCAACGCAATTCGCAAGATGCAGATCGCAGGAATGTACCGTGACGTAGAGTTAAGTACATTTGAGGGTGATGATGATGAGGTCCGTCAAAAAGTTGACGAGATCCAAGGCACGTCCAAGACATATATGGACGATGTCTACACTATTTTAGAAATGCATGTCGATTTAGACATTGAAGGTTTCGAGGACATGGCTCCAGACGGAGAGCCTACTGGAATTGCTCTTCCGTATATTGTTTCTGTCGATGAAGGTTCGGGACATATCCTGTCTATTCGCAGAAACTTCCAAGAGGATACTCCTCTAGCGAAGAAGCAACAGTATTTTGTTCACTATAAGTTTATGCCTGGATTAGGGTTCTACGGCTTTGGTTTGATCCACATGATTGGTGGTTTAGGTCGCGCAGCTACAAGCATTCTTCGCCAGTTGATCGACGCCGGAACCTTGGCAAACCTCCCTGCTGGGTTCAAGGCTCGGGGTGTAAGGGTTCGCAATGACGATGAGCCCTTACAACCCGGAGAATGGCGAGATATTGACGCTCCCGGTGGCAACATCAGAGACGCTATTATCCCGCTTCCGTACAAGGAACCCTCCGGAACCTTGCAAAACCTACTTGGGATGCTCATAGAAGGCGGTAGACGCTTTGTTCAGCTTGCTGACCAGCAAACAGGTGATACCAACGCTAACGCCCCTGTAGGGACCACTGTGGCTCTCCTAGAGCGCGGCATGAAAGTTATGTCTGCAATTCACAAGCGGTTGCATTACGCTCAGAAGCAAGAGTTCCGAGTGTTAGCTAGAATCTTTAGGGACAACCTGCCTCAAGAATATCCATACGATGTTCAAGGCGGTGATCGTATGATCATGGCTGCAGACTTTGATAATCGAATTGACGTGGTTCCTGTAAGTGATCCGAATATCTTCTCTATGGCACAACGTGTGACTTTAGCTCAAACGCAACTACAGTTGGCGCAATCAAACCCAGAGATGCACAACTTAAATGCGGCATATAAACGTATGTATCAGGCGCTAGAAGTACAAAACATAGATGAAATTCTTCCTCCTCCTCCTCAACCAGAGCCGTTAGACCCTGCGATTGAGAACGCTAGGGCGTTAATGGGTGAAATACTTACAACTTTCCCAGATCAGGATCATGATGCCCACATCCGCATTCACTTAATGTTTATGCAGACTCCTTTGGTTTCTACTTCGCCACAGGTCATGGGTACGTTTTATGCTCATTTGATGGAACACATCTCTCAAAAGGCTCGTCAGATGGTTCAGTTTGAGATTGCTGGTATAATCCAACAGGCGCAAGCTTCGGCAAATACTGGTAAGATCGATCCTCAAGCTGCTCAAGCTCAGATCGCAAAAGTCCAACAGGATATGCAGAATCCTGCTGAGATGGAAAAACTAATCTCCATGCAGACAGAGCAGTTGATAACTGAGGTTATGCCTCAGATGATGCCACAAGGTAATAGTCCAATGGACGATCCTCTTGTCCAGATTCGTATGCAGGAACTTGATCTGAAACAAAAAGACCTTCAGCGCAAGACTGAAGAGGATCAAGGCCAGATGCTTGTAGAGCTACAGAAAATGGAACAACGCGCTACTACAGATTCTGCAAGAATAGAAAGCCAAGAAGAAATCGCGGACAAACGCAACGAAGTTAACCGCGAAAGAATCGATGTACAGCGAGATAAGATGAACAGGGGGTAAGATGAGCAAGTTTAATAAGATTCGCTTATTTACAGCACTGTTCTTTTTTATCACTGTAGGGAACACTGTCTTTGCTGAAGATGATGTAATAAAAACGGACACTAACAGCACTGTTACGTCTACTGGGTCGATGGATACTACTGTTAAAAGTCCACCACCTTCTGCAATTTCTCCACAGATTAGCAACAGTAACTCAGATTTATGCACGGTAGGTGTAGCTGGTGCTGTGCAAACACAGATACTTGGTATCTCTGCAGGTAGAACTGTGCGGGATATGAATTGCGAAAAATTAAAGAACGCCAAAACCATGTACGATATGGGTATGAAAGTGGCAGCCGTATCCGTAATGTGTCAGGACGAAAGAGTGTTTGAAGCCATGCTCAACGCGGGGACGCCCTGTCCCAAGGATGGGTTGGTGGGGGATAAAGCTAGGCTGGCATGGGAAATGCAAGCTGTTGATGATCAAATTAAATACGAACAGAGAAACCCAATGAGAAAGATTTTCAATGAAGATGTTGAAACTAAATTGGGGTTGGGTGTTATTATTAGCACTCTGGCCTTCTTACTCGCAATGTGACCCCTATAGTTATGGGTCAACAGGGAACGCAGCGTCCACAGCACTAAGCTGGGGGATGAATTCTGTTCTGCCTGATGTTCCAGGGATTGATATAAACGGTCTTATATACAGATACACCACTGTGAAAAACCCAGAGGATGATATGAAAGTTCATGTTAGCAATAAGAAGGCTGGCGCAGGTGGCTATATCTTTCGAGAAACTGACGATTGGTCAGGAGTTCCGGGCAACACCATTGTTAAATCGTTCCCGCTTTCTAACATTCCAGCCACTCAATGGGGTGCAGGTTCGATTGACGTTGAAGGGCAGGGCACGGTCAAAGATGCTGTGGTTATATATAGTTATCGAGTAGATGAGTGTTTTGACCCGCAGTCCAACCCTAACTGTCCGGGGTATGTAAAGCCCATGCCTGTTCTTCCTGTGATAGAGGTGTATAATGCACTTGAAGATGATGCTGTTGTTGAAACGTTAGAAACTGAGGAGTTTCAGTACGATGAAGACGGTAATTTAATTCTTTCTGAAGAGGAAGAAGAAGAAGAAACTAGAATTGAAATGGGTCTAACAGCGTCTGCCAACGCATTGACCCTATTTAAGACACAAGGACAAGATGATATTATCATGGCTATAAATCAACAGACAAACATAGCTATGTACTACAATGCATCTATCAATGGAGGCGTGTATGCTGACGCCCCCGGTCTTGCTGACTCAGAGATACCTGACAACAAGAAAGCCTTGCGTAATAACTTAGCACAACAAATACTGCACGAACAGATGGTCGATATGCAGTACAATAGATGAGGTTTAATATGAAATATTCAATAGCAATACTTTCGTTAGTTGCATTTCCTGCAATAGCTAACGTCGAGATCACAGGTAGTGTAGAAGCTAAATGCATTATACAAACAACTAAAGCGGGTTCATATGGCAACCCGATTGCTAGTAAGTTGAGCACTACTCCTGCAGATGGAGGTGTACTGCCTATAATCCGGTATGACGTTTCAATCGCAGATTCTTACATAGCTAGTATAACACACCCGACAGCTTTTAGCTCGTCTCCTTCGCTTTCAGATACGATTGCATGGACGGGTAGTACAAGCGTTACGCAAACGTCTGTTGCTGGCATGTCAGCCTACGAAGCAGCTAAGACAGTGGTGGGTAACACTACAAACTTTAACTTAACATTGGCAGGGTCAACATGGTTCTCTACTGCATCTAGTGCAACTTATGGGTCAGCCAAACCGTTCCCAGGAGGAACATACACTGCTGTTGTGCAGGCAAGCTGCATTGCTAAGTAAGTTAATCATATTCTTTTTGGTTTGGGGGTCCTGTGTAACAGCACATGAGATGATCCCCGCCTACCCAGAAGTAAAGCCAAGCCATGTTAAAAACGTGGTCAAGGTAGAGATGACTCTATTTAATTCCAGAGAAGAAATAAAATACTATCAGATTGATTTGTTTGATTTGAACTGGATGAACATACCTTTTTCTACAACGTATAGAATCATAAAGGTTGACTACAAAGAGCATAAAGATTTTGATGTTTACATAAGGAAGCAAGATACTCCCGAAGCGGTATATCTGTGTACTACATCAAAAGTAAAAAAGACTGACACGTCCCAAACTTTAATATCGTCTAGAATATGTTCCAGATTAGATGGGCCCCCCACATGAGATTAGCGTTAGTTCTTTGTGTTATATCGAGTTCTGCTGTGGCCGACAGTAATTCTCTTTCCCTTGCGTTGCCGAGCCCTCCGATGAACTATCAATCGGATTCGTTTTCAACAGGTACTACACGGTGCAGTAATGCTGTCGGTGGAGGTATAAACTTAGAGTATGGTGTAACCGGAGTTATTTCGGGCTTAGATACTAACAGCCGTGGCAAAAACATAGGCGTGTATGCGCGTGTCGTTATACCTTTAGATAAACCTAAATCCCGTATAAACTGTGATGATCTTTATCAAATCGAGTTGACGCAACGCAGGTTGGAGATACAAAAACTACGAGATGAAATAGAACAACTAAGGAACTTACAAAACGCTGATGGCGAAATGGAGTTTGAAAACTAATGGATACAACCAAGATAGCAGATAACATTGATGGGCTTGCAGATCGTGAGTTTAAGACAGGGGGCATGAAGATGTCGTTTGGGTCTATCATGGCTATACTTGCGTTCTTATCTACAGTGGTAGGTGGTTTGTACGGTGGGTTTGTTATGTACCAAAAGATCGAGGAGGTTGCGGGGTTAGACCTAGGTGCGTACCAACAAGCGATGGATGTCATGGATGCAAAAGTCACGGGTATCGCCGATAAGGTAGAAGAATCTGTGGAGTACAGTCGAGACATTAAGAACGGTTTGAAAGATGATATATTACGCATCGAGCAGCAGACAGACCGCATAGAAGACATGGTTCGAGAGTCTGAGGACAAAGTTCGCAAGATGATAGACAATGCAGAAGTACGATTTGAAAATCAACGAGAACGTGTTAGAGTATCACAAAGCGGCGATATGAAAGAGCTAGAAGATAAATTAATGGGTAAGCTACAAAGGGCGTTAGACAACCCGTTGGCAGATTAGGAGATTAACATGACAGAATTTGAAAAAGCCGATTTAGATGGTAGCGGCACAATAGACCAAACTGAGTGGGATAAGTTAGCATTAGAAGACAAACGTTTGCGAATGGCTGACGAGGATGCTCAAAGAGACGCTCAACGGCAAATGGCATGGTTTGCATTATTCGGCATGTTGTTGTACCCTTTCGCAATAATTATTTGTAACTTGGCTAATCTTGATGAAGCCATGAAATCACTGGCGTCTATAGCTGGTGTGTATTTTGTTTCTGTAGCTGCTATCGTTGCCGCGTTCTACGGCAAGGAGGCCTACACAAAAGGAAAGGCGAATAACTAATGATGAGTTTAGTAAGTAATTTGATAGGGCCTGTTAGTGGGCTACTAGACAAAGTTATTGAGGACAAAGATCAAAAGGCCAAGCTGGCCCATGAGATCGCCACAATGTCCGACAATCATGCCCAGCAGGCGCTAATGGGGCAGTTAGAAATAAACAAAGCCGAAGCTGCATCGGGTTCTTTATTCAAAGGTGGATGGAGACCGTTCATAGGTTGGGTATGTGGCGTTGCTTTTGCATATCACTTTGTCTTACAGCCATTGATTGTGTTTGGTGTAACTGCCGCTGGTGTAGACATACCTGCGTTGCCAGAGTTTGATATGGGCAGTTTGATGACTGTGATGATGGGAATGCTCGGTTTGGGCGGACTCCGCAGCTATGAAAAGAAACAAGGAATTACAAAATGAGTAATGCTTTAAAACTATTACAGGAAAAATGTGGATGCACTGCAGATGGTTCATTTGGACCTAACACAGCTAGAGGCATTGTATCGCACTACGAACTGTCTCCAGAACGTGGAGCGCATCTCTTAGGTCAGGTTATACATGAAAGCGGCACATTTAAATATGTGCGAGAAAACCTAAACTACAGCGTAGAGGCTATGATGAAGGTTTGGCCTAGCCGTTTTCCAACAGAAGAAAGCGCAGAACCATTTGCTAGAAACCCAAAAGCACTTGCTGAAAATGTGTATCTTGGAAGAATGGGTAACGATTCTAAGGAAAAAGCCGGCCTATACATAGGCCGAGGATTTCTTCAATTAACCGGGTATGACAACGTCAAAGCGTTTGCTGCGGACATGGGTAAGCCAGAAGTTATTCAAGATCCTTCTCTTCTTGAAGAGGATTACGCTATGGATACCGCTATCTGGTTCTTTGAGTCTAACAACCTATGGAAAATTTGTGACGAAGGTGTTAATGATGATGCAATTAAACGCCTGACCCGCAGGATAAACGGCGGGTACACGGGGTTAGATCACAGGATTAAAGAAACAAATAAGGTCTATGATTGGTTGAAATAGACTACTTGAGGAAGGACCTAAAATGAGTAGCACTATTGTAATAAGCATAATGTCTGAGGGAATGCCCGTAGACAAAATGGAAGAAACTGAAGAAGGTATGGCTTGCCCATTGCCAACTCAAGATCCAGAAGCCAACATGGAAAATCTGGATATGGCAGAATATGAGCATAACTACACTGAAGCTCATTTAACTGATCAGTGTTGTGGAACGTGTTCTATGTACAATCAAACTGAAGAAATGTTGGGTTGTATCGGAGATGACACAGGAGAAGTTGGGTATTGCCAAAGTTTAAAGTTTATGTGTTCTAAAGAAAAAGTCTGTGACATATGGGCAGAAGGTGGTCCAATCACATCTGATTCACAAGAAGAATACAAGGACATCCTATAATGGATGTTGTGGACTTGGCGAAACATCTGTATAAGAAACTTGAAGAGCGCGAACAAGATATATCTCGGGCTCTTTCTCTCGGTGCTGTAAAGGATTGGGAGCAGTATAAAATGTCTGTGGGAGAGATACGGGGACTCTCTCTTGCTAGAGAAGAAATCAAGACCCTGCTGGAAAGAAACGTAGACGATGTCGAAGACTTTATATCTTCCTGATTCAGTCGCGCAGAAAATGAACAAAGACAAAAAAGCCAAAAAGGCTGAGTCTTCTTCTTTGGATAGCGCGTATGTAACCTCAGAAGAACGGGTGCTAGACCCAAACCTCTTAGAACAACCCCTGCTTGATCGACTTCCCCAACCCACAGGTTGGCGGGTTTTGGTTATGCCGTACCAAGGAAAAGCGAAAACTTCATCCGGTTTGTATATACCTGACGAAGTCCGAGAACGGGAGTCCGTTGCTACCGTAGTGGCTTATGTTATGAAGCTAGGTCCCCTAGCTTATAAGGATGCAGATAAGTTTGGCCCAGAGGCTGAACCATGGTGCAAAGAAGGCCAGTGGGTTTGTATAGGTCGGTATTCCGGCTCAAGATTTAAAATCGAAGGAGGGGAGGTTCGTATTATTAACGATGATGAAGTTATTGCGACTATCCTAGAGCCTGACGATGTTAAACACATATAGGAGAGGCAACTATGTCAGAAGAAAAAATTGAAGTTGAAGAGCAAGAGACAGAGCAGGTTTACATAGAACCTGAGTCAGAAGCTCCGCCAGAGGAACCTGCCAAGGAAGCGTCCTCAGAAGAAACAAAAGTCGAAGCATCTAACGGTGACGAGGAACTGGACAGCTATAGTAAGGGTGTTCAGTCGCGTATTAAGAAGCTGACTGAAAAGTATCGTCAGGAAGAGAGAGACAAGGCAGAAGCTGTTCGTCTTTCTCAAGAACTGATTGACGAAAACAAAAAACTTAAAAGCCGTATGCAAGCTTTAGACACAGGATATCTTTCTGAGTTCGGAAGCAGGCTGCAAGCGCAGACCGAAGAGATTAAGCGGATCTATAAAGAAGCTTATGAGACGGGCGACACTGACAAGATGGTAGAGGCGCAAACTGCTTTAGCGCAAGTTACTGCGGAACAGAACCGTTATAACACTGCGAAAGCTCGGCAAGAACAACTGGCTAAAACACAAGTTGAATCGGCTCAACAACCGCAACAACAAGTTGCACCGCAACAACAAGTTGCACCGCAGCGTCCTCAACCGGATGCGAAAGCGGAAAAATGGGCGCAAAAAAACAAGTGGTTTGGTGAAGATAGGGTAATGACTGCAGCAGCGTTTGCAATTCATTCACAACTTACGAATGACGAAGGGTTTGACTCTGACTCATCTGAGTACTATACTGAGGTTGATAAACGCATTAGGTCGGAATTTCCACACAAGTTCCAACCTGCGAAGAAATCGGGTGGAGGTAGTCAGGTCGCATCCGCTGGCAACTCCGCATCCCGCAGTACTAAACAGGGGCGCAGGTCGGTCAAGTTAACGCATTCACAAGTCGCGATTGCAAAAAAGCTAGGCGTACCTCTTGAAGAATACGCTAAATTTGTGAAGGAGTAATAAAATGACTGACAACAGAACACCGCGAAAAAACGCAACTCGAGCCTCAGAAACTCGCAGAAAACCTTGGGCTCCGCCCAGCCGCCTCGCTGCACCAGACGCCCCAGAGGGCTATGTGCATCGTTGGATTCGAACCTCAATGCGGGGTGAAGACGATAAAATGAACGTCAACACCAAACTGCATGAAGGGTGGGAACCCGTCCGAAAGGATGAGTATCCAGATTATGAAGCTCCTACTATTGACGAAGGTCGATTTGAAGGTGTGATTGGTCAAGGTGGTTTAATGTTGTGTCGCATACCTGTCGAAACCGCCAATGAGAGATCCGAGTATTACGGGAGCCGAACCCGCGAACAGATGGTTGCAGTCGATCAGGATTTAATGAAGGACCAACATCCTTCTATGCCGATATCTAATAGTCGGCAAAGTCGTGTATCCTTCGGAGGTTCAAGACGAGACTCCGAGTAACTTTTATTGAGGTGCTATTATGGCAAATTCTAACGGATCCTTTGGGCTACGTCCCATTGGCATTGTTGGACAAGGTGCGAATACTACGGGTGCTACCGAGTATCGTATTGCGTCAAACAACAATACAAAATTATATCAGGGCTCTCCTGTTATACCAATCGCAGGCGGAACTATCTCTGTAGCGCAAGCTGCTGCAGGTGGTAACGTTGCATTCTTGGGTGTTTTCTGGGGTTGCGAATACGTTCGCGCATCAGACGGTAAGACAATCTGGTCGGCTACTTGGCAGGGTACTGCTGCTGGCGCAGATGCTAACTACCCAATTAAAGCTTTTGTTTACGATAATCCAATGCAGACGTTCACAATCGCTACATCTAATGTAGTGGGTGCGGCAAACACTGAAGCGGAAGTTCGTGCAATGGTCTTTAAAAATATCGCATTGGCAACTGCAACTGCAGGTAGTGACGTAACAGGAATCTCTTCTGCATCTGCAGATTTGAATACTGCTGCAAACACCGCTACTCTTCAGCTTCGTGTTATTGGCGTCCAAGATGACCCTGATAACTCAGACTTCACAGTCGCTGGTATCCCACTAATAGTACGTTTGAATACTTCGTTCAACTCTGCCAATGGCGGAATTGCAGCGGGTACTCCTTCGTCTCTCGGCGTTTAAAGGAGGTCTAACACATGGCTATATCACGCGCACAACTAGCGAAAGAGCTAGAACCAGGCCTTAACGCCTTATTTGGTATGGAGTACAATCGGTACGAAAACCAGCACAGCGAAATCTTTACAACAGAATCTTCTGATCGTGCATTCGAAGAAGAAGTTATGTTGGCCGGGTTTGGCGCAGCACCTACAAAATCTGAAGGTTCTGCAATCAACTTCGATGATGCTAACGAAGCTTACACTGCTCGTTATAATCACGAAACCGTTGCACTTGCGTTCTCAATCACTGAGGAAGCAATCGAGGATAACCTGTATGACCGTCTCGGCAGTCGTTACACTAAGGCCCTCGCTCGTTCAATGGCGCACTCTAAGCAGGTTAAAGCTGCTGCTGTTCTTAACAACGCCTTTGCAGGCGGTGCTAGTGCAGGCGGTGACGGCGTTGCTCTTTGTGCAACAAACCACCCGCTAACTAACGGCGGAACATTCTCTAATACTCCAGCAACTGCTGCTGATTTGAACGAAACTTCTTTGGAAGACGCTCTTATCAACATCGCTGGTTATGTTGACGAGCGTGGGTTGAAGGTCGCTCTTCGCGGCTTGAAGTTGATGATTCCACGTCAACTGCAATTCGTTGCAGAACGTTTGATGGTTTCTAACCTTCGGGTTGGTACTGCAGACAATGATACTAACGCAATTCGCTCAATGGGTATGTTGCCTGACGGTTATGCCGTTAACGACTTCCTTACTGATCCAGATGCGTTCTTCATCAAAACAGACGCGCCTCGCGGTTTGATTCACTTTGAGCGGACTCCGCTTTCCACTAACATGGAAGCAGACTTCGACACAGGAAACATGCGCTTTAAGGCACGGGAACGTTACAGCTTCGGCTTCTCAGACCCACGTTGTGTATTTGGTTCACCTGGGGCATAAGTTCCGGACTAATACTATAGTTAGAGGCGGTTTTCGGATCGCCTCTTTCTTTTTGCCTTCAAGTGTTGTATGAAGAGTTATTCCCTGACAGTCACACATGTGACTGACATTCGCCAAGACAGGAGACTCACATGGCTAACACAACTTTTTCCGGTCCGATTCGGGCAGGCAACATTAAAAACACAACAGGAACTACTGTTGGTTCTGACATTGCAAACGTAGGTTACGTTGTAATGATGCAGACACACTCTATGGATCTTTCCAACGGTGCTATTGCAGCAGGAGCAACCAATATGGTTATTCCAGCTAACTCAAAAATTATTAATTGTATTGTTGATTTATCAACAGCGGCTAACGCCACAACTAACATTAGTGTTGGTGATACAGTTGGTGGAGCTACAACAATCCTAAACACATTGGCTACTGGCACAAGTGCTGGTCTTAAAACTGTAACCACACAAGGTGGTGGTACAGGTGAGTGGGACAACACAGGCACTGCGGATTTAAAGCTAACAGTTACAAACAGCGCAGCTACTAACGCTGGTGTTGCAGTTATTACAATCATGTACGCGCAAGCATACCACACCGCAATCCGTCCATAAGGAGAGCTTAGATGGCAGGGTCAGACATAAATGCGTATACTCATGCACAAGGTTCAGCGGCGGCTCTCATAGGGCCGTCCAGATCTAGACTTCAAGCCGTAAACATATACGCGACTGCGGCGGGATCTTTCACTCTTACCAATGGTAATGGGGGAGCAACACTGTTAACGCAGAAGTTTCCCATAGGTATGAACGAGATATACATTCCTGAGAATGGGATGTTGTTTACTTCTGGGGTCTACATTTCTGCGCTTACGGGCGCGGGGACTGAACTGACGTTTCTTTTAGCGTAAGGATTATCCATGCCTAAAATCGACAAGGCTAAGATGAAATGCAACAAACCTAAACGTCAGATTTCTGGCGGTAAGAAGTCTGTTGTTAAAGCCTGCGATAAAGGAAAAGAAAAGATAGTTCGTTTTGGTGACGCCAACATGAAGATTAAAAAATCAGACCCTAAACGGCGAAAGTCGTTTAGGGCTCGTCATGGGTGCGATAAAGGCACTTTGGATAAATTAAAGGCCAAATATTGGTCTTGTAAAGCGTGGTAGCTATGAAATTAGAAGTCAATCAACTGGTGTCGTTTGTTGCCTTGGGTTTATTAGGTTGGGCCTCTCTGCAGGTTTACCAGATGAATGCTCAGTTGACGGTCACGTCCTACAAGGTTGAAGAAAATTACAACATGATCAAGCCTATGTGGCAGGATTTTTTGGTAAGGAACGCATATCATGATCAGCCGCAGCCAGATGGCAAAGCAAATATCCACGCCACCAACAGGGAGAGGTAATATGAGTTTATACGAGAATATCCGAAAACGTCGAGCAAGCGGAAAGCCTATGCGTAACAAGGGCGACAAGGGTGCGCCTAGTAACCAAGACTTTGTTAATGCGGCTAAAACCGCGAAGAAGGCAAAGGGTGGTATGATAAATAAAGGCTACAAGAACGGTGGCTGTGTTATGGCTGGTCGCGGTGGGAAATATAAAGGCGGAATGTAATGACAACTTCTGGATCAAGAGATTTCAATCTCGATGTAGCTGAACTTATTGAGGAAGCATATGAGCGGTGCGGTATAGAAGTACGCACGGGCTATGATGCCAAAACTGCTCGTCGCTCTTTGAATCTCATGTTTGCAGAATGGGCCAACAGAGGATTAAACCTGTGGACTGTTAAGTCTCATACGATTGATCTCACGCAGGGACAGGGACAAGAAACTCTTTCGGACAATGTAGTTGATCTATTGGATGTTGTTCTTCGTAGAAACAATACTGACTACGAAGTTCAAAGAATATCCAGGGGTGAATACGCAACTTTGCCCAATAAAACAACGCAGGGCAGACCTAGCCAGTATTGGCTAAATCGTCAGATTAATCCTGTACTAAATCTTTGGTCAGTACCTGAGAACTCTACAGATCAAATTATTTATTATTTTGTTCAGAGGATCGAAGACGCCGACACATTGGTTAATACAACAGATATGCCGTTCCGGTTTTATCCTTGTATGGCTGCAGGGTTATCCTACTATATTGCCATGAAACGAGCTCCAGATCGTGTACAGATGTTGAAGACTGTTTACGAAGAAGAGTTCCAACGAGCAGCGGATGAAGATCAGGGAAGAACCGCTTTGAAACTTCAACCTAGTCTTAGTTATTTGAGGGTCTAATGGCATACGCGAGTGGCAGTAAAGCGTGGGGAATATCTGATCGATCAGGCCGTCGATACCGTCTTCGTGACATGAAGGTGGAGTGGACAGGGGCCAAGGTTGGTCCTGATGAATTTGACCCCAAACAGCCTCAGTTGTTTCCACCAAAAGCGTACCCAGATCCTCAAGCATTAAGGAACCCAAGACCAGAAACAAATCTAGAGGAACAACGAGCATTGCAGTGGGGATGGAATCCAGTGGGATTTAATTACTTGCCGGGCCTTTCCCCAGATAACAATTTAGTAGCCACAGGATCTGTTGGCACAGCTACGGTGGTGATAACATGAGCTTTACATATGATGAACTAAAGACGGCTATACAGGATTATACTGATAACACTGAGACAAGTTTTATTAACAACTTGCCTTTGTTTATCCGAGTTGCAGAAGAACGCATCTTAAAAAACGTGCAGCTTGATTTGTTTCGTAAGAATGCTACTGCAGTTATGTCAAAAGGATCTCAGTATTTAAGTGGTCCTACAGATTTCTTAGCTCCGTTTTCATTGAGTTACACAGTTAATGGCGATAAAACTTTTGTAGAATTTAAAGACGTTTCGTTTTGTCAGTCGTACACTCCAGACCCTGCGACAGAAGGTAAGCCTCAGTACTACGCTCAGTTCGATATAGACAATTTTCTGTTGTCTCCTTCTCCAGACGCGACCTACACTTGTGAACTGCATTATTTTTATCGACCAGAAAGTTTAACTGCGGGAGCAGGTTCTGCCACAACTTGGTTAAGTACGAATGCGGAAATGTGTCTTTTGTACGGTTCTTTGGTAGAGGCTAATATCTATCTCAAAGGCGAACAAGACATTATGCAAATGTATAATAGCAGATTTACAGAGGCAATGACTGCTCTTAAAATGCTAGGTGAGGCAAAAGAAACGACTCAAGAGTATAGAGTCGGAAGAGTTATAAGGCAAAAACAATGATACAAATAGAAGCTTTTGAAAATTTTAAAGTTTGTACATCTAATAACGGAGGTCA